TAATGCGTCTTCACCACTAATAGCACCACCTGAGTTAGTTAAAGAAGAAAAGTCAATAACTTTTCCTGTAAATGTAGTAGAAGAACTACCAACTACTGGAGCACTTTCAATTCTAACTAAAACCTGTGAATAACCAGCACTGGCATTTTTGCCAAGTGAAGCTACTGAAAATACCATACCTTTAATTAAAAAAGCAGGTGCGGTTCCACCAGAAGTACTACCACCAGTTGCGCTATCTGCGTCAACTGTAAATGAGTAAGAACTTCCAGCGGTTACTGTGCCAGGAGCTGATGCTAGTAAAAAGTCTCTTGTTGACCAGTCGATCTTTGAACGATTTTCTAAGAATCGGAATACAGGATCATCCGTTGGAACTTTTGCAACCTTTGAAAGATATACAAAAAACGGTGATTCCTCTGGTGCCAATTCGGCAACCCTATCCGAGAAATCGTATAATCGTCTGCGGTCAGGTCGTTGTCCTATACTCGCATCAGCGGCAGCAGCTGTAATATCATAACTGGATTTTATTCCTTGTGTAACAGCCATTTGTTACCTCCTATTTGATTATATTAATTAGGGAATTCTCCCTGCTTGCCCTGCTTGCAAAATCCTATCCCAAGCTGAATCCTGTTCATTCTTTTGTGGTGGTTCGCCACCTTGAAGAATCCCAGCTGTTCTTGGAATGCTTTGAGTTGCTTTAACTGCTTCCATATTAGGTGAAACGTTATCAGCTCCTTTATTATAATGCTTACGATAAACATCAATTAACAAATCAATTGGTAATTGATCTCTTGGCGTAGTAGCAAAATCTATAAAGTCATTAATATCCTTTTCATCTTTCATATCATAACTAGTTGCTAACTCGTTGCGTAAATTTTGCAACGCTACTTGACCTTGAAGATCAGACATATGTTTTCCAACTGCCTCATCTACCAAAGCCTTTTCTTGAGCCGTCCTCATTTTAAATGAAGCTGACTCTGGTTTGTAATAGGCTTCCCACGGGTCAAAAGATGATTCGTCAACTGTGTTGCTATCATCTGGTTCGCGTATAGTTTCTTGAGAACTTTTTCCTTCAAGCTTTTGTTTTATAGCCTCAACTACATCTGGTCTTGATTCAAGAACCTGCTGTAATTCAGACATTGGCTGAAGTTTTTCATAGTCACTTTGAAGTTTCTGATAATCAGAATTCTGCTTATCATACATAGATTGAAACTTCTTAGTTTCATTTTCCCAATCAGTAGCATAGTTGACTTCCGACTCGTCACCTTCTTTAGTTATTAAATTAGGTGCTCTTTTATTTCCTTCGTCAATTACGCCATCTTGAACACTTGGAATCTCTGAAGCCAATTCTACATCTGACATTGAGACTTGCAAGCCTTCTCTTGTTGTTTTACCAACATTCTGTTCAACTACATCGCCTTGCACTTGATCTTCCATATAACCTCCTTTAGATCTCTTCTTTAATTCGAAACACCCTTAGATACTTCGAAGAAGCTTGACCTTTGATTATTGTTTATTCTGTGCGCTCCCCTCTTTAGAGGAACTCCCTTTATTCGCCTTTTGTATAGCTAACGCAGCTTCGGCACGAACATCTGCTTTATCAATCACCTTTTCTAGTTCTCCAAGCTTAACTCTTTCCTTAAACTTCGCATCAGAGCTAATCTCTTTTAGGTCGGTTTTGAATTTCTCTGTGATAACTTGCTTCTTAGCGTGAACAGCTTCTCTGTCAGCCGTTTGTAAATCACCACTGAGTTCTTTTATTTGACCCTCTAGTTGTTGTATGTATGACTGCATTTTAGACATCATACCTTTGCGTTGCAATACACCTTCTTTGTCATAGATCTCTGTTTTCTTTAAGACCTCGACATCGTCTACCAATCCCAACTTATACGCTTCAAGATACATATTATATTCCGCCATCTTATTTGAAGGTAAAGTTGAACCTGATATTATTCTAACATCGTGCTGACCTAATGATATATCATTATCAATTGTCTGCAGTTCGTTGGTTTTGTCATCATACAACCTATTGTTTACTGAAAATTCAGTAAGATCATTGTTTGGTTGCACGATTCTAAATGTTTTTTGATATTTGTAATGCCCTTTAGCATAATTGTAAATACACTTTCCAAGTTGATTAAGACTTCCTTCTATGTCTTTTAACTTAGAACGTCCACGGCTTTCTCCCATTTCTGAAAGCATAGCTGTACCACGTACACTATCTGGAGCTTTTTCTTTAAATCCCTGCATAAGTTCTGGGATTCCAAAATTTAAATCTATATAATGCTCTACTCTATCTATTAAATGATAGAACTCACCAGCAAGTGGTTGAGGAGCAGGAAAATGTGGTTCACCAAATTCAGGATTGTATTCTAATACAGCATTGGGATTTGCCCAATCTCTTTCTAAGTCACCAACATTATCGACACTTCCTTCTGGTACAAGTAACTTAAGACCAGCAGAAGCTTGAGCGTGACTAAGTGTTAAAGAAAAAAGCTTATTAATAAGTCTTTGAGAATCTTTAACTTTAGATACATCTGATTTTGGATATGGAGTATTAGTCCAAATATTTGGGACTGGTATGATTGGGTATATATCAGTATTGAGGATTTGTTCGTATAGCAAATGCTGTCCCATTGAAGCAACCACTTTGACTCGTGTTTGCATAATCTCAACAGCTTCAACCAGTCCCGATTCTATTAGATGAGCATTCTCTGTAGAAACGATTTGGAAAGTTTCTAAGTCAACAACTTTTTCTTCACCACTTTGTTTATTAAAAAGTCTGTAATAAGGAACTTTTATTTTTTCAAATCTTTCTAGTATTCTATATCTTTCGTAAGACCCACTATCTTTATCCTTAACAACATCTGGTGTAAAAGATTCTGATGTATTCTTTTTAGCAGAAGACGGATAATCTTCTTCATCGGTCATACTTTCAATGTCTTTAATAAATTCTTCTATTTGTGGATAGAGTGATATAACTTGTTCTTTAGTTAAGATAGTAGATAGTATTATAGCAGACGCATCACTAAAATATCTGTTTCTAGCAGCTGGGTCTACATACACTCTAAATGGATTTACGTGGGTATACTTTACATCGCCTCTTCCAAAATCTGCTTCTGGATCTGTATATACATAAAAATATCCAAGACCAGTTATTGCATAGTCGTGGACAACTTGTTTAAATTCCATATCTCCATCTGATATATCCCAGCAATACTCAAGTATAGTTTTCCATATTTGAGCAATTTTGTTATCAGAATCTTCTCTACCGATAGCAGAGAACTTTGGATTTCTTGAGGTAAGTAAAGACTTAAGCTTATCAACAGCAGCGTAAACTCTATCTATAATAAAGTCACCTTGCCCAACAGCATTTAATGCATCGGACTCTTCTGTAGTATAATGATTTCCTAGGACAAAATCGACAGCATCTCTAGCTTCATCATCCCAATCAGATCGAGCATCGCGCCATCTTCGCCATAAGTCTTTATTCTTTTGCGCTTCATCTACTTGCGCAAAGTCTTTTTCGTTTGTAATATTAAATCCCCCGAATATATAATTTAACCTATACTATATAATATAAGCCTAAAACATACGTTTGTCAAGTTTTTTTTTATTTATTTTAATATCTTTGTCCTGTTACCCAGCTTCTTAGTATTTTCTTTCCCAAGAATTCTCTCTTCTCACTTACTTCTTCTTCAAAATTATCAGCGTCAAACTTGCTACTTACTGGTGCTCTTGCATTTATAATAGAATACCAAAGACCGTCAAGTAAGTCATCGTTCTTTGCTTTTGGAAAGTGAAACATCTCATCAACTAAATCACTATGATTCTTTTTTAAAAACAACTTTCCTCTGTTAACAATAGGACATAGTAAAGATTCTAATCTATCTTCTTTTTTAATTCCAGATGGAGGTCTTACACCTCTTGCAATACCTGGAGCCATCTTTCTATCTTTTCCAGATAATTCATTTACAGCATCTTTTATTATACCTTGCGCTCCAACGTGTTCTACATTTGCTCTTCGCATAGGTTGATACTCTTTTGCGTATTGAAATATTTTACGCGGCATATCATATAGTGGTATGTGATCTCTAAATATATCTATTACATATATATTTTTATCACTATCAATACCAGCAACAACGATAACTTGATAATCGTGTTGTGCTGAAGATTCGTAAGCTAAGTCAACACCCATATAAACATTAATTGGTATAGCGTCTTCTTTTGTTACAATATACGCTTGGTTGTTTCTAGCTTTAAATTCTCCGTCAAAATAATTAATCTTATCTATTTTAAATTTTGCACTATCTAAATCACGAGCATCATTCATATACTCTTGAGCAAACTTATGAAGTTGCCCAACATACTCATAATCTTTTCTTATTCCAGCTATCTTCTCTTTTGAGAAATAAGATGGCCAGAGTGGTTTATCGTTTTCTATTACCCTATGAAATACCATTTCCCAGGTATACTTTTCATTATTCTCTTGTGCTTGCAAGTAACCATCGTATATTCCTTGCAAAGCAGAATCGTAATGCACAATAGTTCCTATAAGCCATATAGAACCTTCATTACCTTTTGATTCTTCAAGTGCTGGATAAACTGTAGACATAAGCCATTCTTTAATTTCCTTACGTCTTTCTGGAGTCTTAGTGTTTAACTCAGATTCAAAGTCGTCAAGAATAATTTTAGTATATCTTAATCCAAGTTCTGATCTACCACGAAGTCTTTGACTTGTACCCTTAGCTATAATCCTATCACCTTTAGCTGTAGTAATTTCTTTCTCAGTCCATTTGTTACCAGCCATATCACCAAAGTAATAATTTAAAGCTGGGTTAAACTCTATATGACTTTTAATATATTTTAAATGGTCTACAGCTTGACCTTGTTCTTCTGATACCCAAGCAGCAAATTCATTTTTTCCTTTTGGATTAAAACAAAGCCTATGTAACAAAGCAGCTTTAGCCATAGTCGACTTAGTGTGACCACGAGGCAAAACAAGACAGAGTCTTCTTATAGTGTCATTTAAAAACAAATCACCAACTTCGTGATGAAACGGAGCTGGCTTTGATTTCATAAAGTCTTCTGGCAAGAACAGTTGTCCAAAGGCAACTAAGTCTTTAGATACCATATTAAGAACACGTTCTTTCTCACTTAGGTCGTTAGGTATTATATTAAACTTTTCTATTGTACCAATCTCCATTTGGAACTTCTTTAAATACATTTACTAATTCTAACAACTGAGATCCAGCAACATAGACCCAGGCTTTAACTTTATCGCCACTATCCATATCTACATCAACTTTAACTCTGTCATACAGTCCAATATTAACACCTTCGTACATATCATATTGAGCTATCTCTTCACTCGTTACGTCGTGTACTTCAACCACAGTTCCCTTACCTTTGTAATCTTGTATCATAGCAGGAAATCTTTGATGACCAGGATATACAAGTGATGTATCTTTTACTCTTCCTGTATTCTTGTCTCCATTCCTAAGCGTTCCATATACAGCTAACTTCATTTATACAACATCCCAGTTCTTATCTGGAACTCCATTGCTTATCTCTTTCTTTTTTCTTTTCTTTTTTCTTACTAAGCTTACTGAGTTTACTGAAAAATTATCTATATCACTTATATCTCCGATTACGTTACTGACAAATTCTTCAACAACATAGTCATTAATTAAATAATCTTTTAATAACATTTCAAAATCTTCTTCATCTAATCCTTTATGAACTTCAAATGTTAAATTGAACTCTACTTTTTTCATTATGATTCTCCATAGTTAAAGATTAATCCTGGCATTCTTATTTCAAAGTTTTCATCATAAGATGAATAACATTCGCAACACTCTACCGAGAAATAATCCTCTGATACATTATACCAAATAGATGTGTAGTCTTCCATAGGAAAACCGCATATCAAACATTCTTTATTTTTCGACTTCTCTCGAAGCCTCAATGAGTTTTTTCGAATCTCCGCCTTGGATAGCATTTAATTGATCCTTTGTAAATCCTTGAAATAATGTTAACGACTCTGTTCTTTTTTCTGTTTCCATCATACCACTTATCTGCATAAGAGTTTTAATAGCTTGTATCTTATCTTTGTCTTGAGACCCATCGTCATCAACAACCGACTTCATCTTTTCAAGTAAATACAATGGAGTAATTTCGGCTTCGTTTAAAACCTTGTCTACTTCTTCTCTAATCAAACCTTTAACCCTTTCGGTACTTAATAATATCTTTCCTTGGTAATCTGCGTATTTTTCGTTATTGGTAGGATATGCTTTCATAAACGCTTGAGCGATTCCATCACCTTGAGCAACATACTTTGCAAAAAGAAATTCTCTTCTAGTAGGCTTTTTTCTATTTATCTTATGTTGATAAGGAGAGAGATCCTCGGAAGCAAAAGAATACATATTCTTTCGCATATCTCCCTCCATCATAACATTATCCCTACATATGAAAGAACCAATCACTGTCCTAATATAGTAATTACACACGCCCTTAGACTGACTATCTCTAAGCTCACCCCGCTTTAGAACCTGACAGACTTGTCCGTCGTCAGCCATTACCCAGCTACCTTCAGTGCCATCCCTCCAATTGCGAGTTAAGTTCTCATCAGGACAGTATTGGTTAAACTCCTTCTCATCATTGTATATCCTGTGCTCAACATTTTTTATTTTGCGAACAAGCATATACTATAATATAACCCTTAAATACACGTTTGTCAAGCTTTAGCTTGCAATGCTTCTTAATTCTGTAGCATTTGTACTAAGACTTGTCTTACTTCTTATGAAGGGAGAATTACATCCACCACACCTATATACAGGAAACTCGTTAGAGCTTGTAAAGTATGTAGCGTCAGATGCTTTTATGTTCTTACTTCCACAAGATGGACAAACATTGTCATCCATAAGGATACCAAGGTTAGGATGATTCTTGATGTATGGTCTAAGTTTAAGATATACTTGCTCTAAACCTATAACGTCACGTTCATTGTACTTTAGCATTTCAGCTAATCTTTCTTTATTGCCATCCATACAGTCTATCCACAGTTGAAACTCAGTCTTCAGCTTTTCAGATACACCAAATGTTTTAGTAAGGAAGTCTTGCTTGTTAGAACTGAAAGCAA